CGAAGTGCAAAGTTCTATTCAATTAGCAACGATTGAAGAACATAAGAGTTATTTTTATTCTCATCCTGAAAAGCATGGAATATCACTCGGTAAAATTGTAGATTTTCACCCGAGTAGATTTATGAACAGTCAAGTTACTAAGAATGTCTGGTTTGATGATGTTCAGCGACTTTATCATCCCACTAATTATGCTCCACCTACGAAGAAATCATTTGCAGGTTCAAAGATTAATGGAGTGTGGGTGGATCCATTTACTATTAATTTAAAGAATAAATTGTCATACTTGCCTATATTCAAGGAGGATTTGTTATTTACGTGTAAGATGGACTATTTAAAACGGTTTAAGGATATAGATTTTTCTCATGTGAGAGTTGTTTCATTACATGAATCTATAAATGGCATGCCTGGAGAAGACTACATTGACGCTGTCAATAAGGGTACCTCTGCTGGTTATCCATATTCAGGGTCCAAACTGAACTATATGGTTGAAGTTGAAGAGGGTATACATGAACTCACTGAAGACGCTTTAGCATATTATAATAATGCTTTGCACATGCTTCGATATACTGATTTGGAACCCCAATTTGTCTTTACAGGTCATTTAAAGGATGAAGCTAGGGAAAAAGAGAAGATTCAGAATCACAAGATTCGAGTGTTTGCAGGAGCAAATTTTATTCACTGTCTAATATTGAGACAATATACATTGATGATTACTCAACTATTGCACAAAAATCGGTATGCTAGTGAAATGGCAGTTGGAATTAATGCCATAAGTTTAATAGAGTGGGAGGAATTGTATAATTATATAACTAAGCATGGTAATAACATAATGAATGGAGATTACAAACAATTTGATTGTGCCATGTCTTCAAATATCAAATGTGCAGCCTGTGAAATAATTTTAGAATTGTGTAAGCAAGCTGGTTATACGACAGGTGATATTATAGTTATTAAGAAGTTACTTGATGTAGTGATTTATCCACAATTTAATGTGAGAGGAGAACTCATTCAACTTTATAATTCAAACCCTTCTGGACAACCTTTGACTGTTCAAATAAATTGTATAGTTAACTCACTTTATCACAGGTATGTGTTTTATGAGTTAGGATATAAGTATTTTTCAAAGCATGTTAATCTTGTAACTTATGGGGATGATGCTATAGCTGGTGTTAGTGAGGAAGTACCAAACTTTAACCAAGTAGCTATGAGTGTCATTATGAAGAAATACGGAATTACTTATACGCTCGCATCTAAAGAAGATGTAGTAGATCCGTATACGTCTTTACAAGAAATGGAATTCCTCAAACGGAATTTTATGTTATATAAGGGGTGTGTGTTTGCCCCTATAGCCATATCATCGATGGCTAAAGCTCTTTCTTTGCGGAGAGCTACTAACGAGTTAACACTCGAAGCACA